GCCATTCTTTTTGTACTGTTCTTTGGTACTCACCTGGCTTTTTCATTTCTATACACAAAGCACCGTAGAAACGATTACTTTTAAGAAGTATCAGATCTGCAACTCCCGAAAGCATCCCTTCTTCTTTCATGTATGCCCCGTTTCTAGCACTTCTTCTTGCTGCATTAGGAACAGCAAATAAGATATTTCTTAATTGGGGGTATTGGAGGCGAAACCATCTAATACAAGATGCTTGTATCTTATGTTCTTCACTTTTCGGCTTTCTACGAATATTGGTTCCGCAATATTTAGCTTTCATTTCTTCGTATGTCATAACACTCCGATAAGTTTAAACCCAAGTAGCATCAACGATTCATTGAATTTCTCTTCATACCAAAGCGGCTGTGTTTCTTTTGGATTATTAGGGTTGACTTGGTTCTCTCCATACGACAGACCGGATTCGGTTATGGATTTGAAATACTTATCTTTACCTTTTGATGACTTCCTTTTCATGTCACATAAGATACCTTTCTGAATCGCTCTTTGATTAAACGCCTGTGCGCTGATAGATAAACCCGTTTCTTTGAGCAATTCAGTAGCGGACTTAAGTATCCCATGCGACGGGGTATAATCAGGTGTCGGAAGTCCAAGAGGTGCAGCTACTTTACTAATTAAAGACAATTTAGAAGAATCATTTAGATTAAGCACTTCACTTACGCCTTTTACCCATTCAAGACCAACGTGGACTTTAGTTGTTAGTGATGGTTCACGTTTAGTACTTTTCTTTTCTTCTACAATTTTTTGAGTGGCAAATTCTTCACAATTGATGAAATACTTTCTTGCTTGCTTCCCACGTACGTTATTCTCAATCATGGAAAGTTCTTTCGCCATGCTGATTGAGAGAGCGTATTCTATTGAGGGACGCCCTCCTTTGGGGTTTTCGCCAAAATTGTTGAAAACCTGATAGTCTTGATTCTCAATAAAATCATACTTATCAATGCGGTCTTTAATCCAATTAGAAAAATCTCTCTTACTTTCAAGAAGTGCATGTAAATCACGTGCGTTAACGGCTCTTTGACCGTTATTTTCTCTGATAGGAATAAGTTCTCCCATATTATAAAATTCTGCCATAATTATAACTTATTTATTCTTTATAGTAAATTCGTAGTAGATAGCTTATCACATAGAGAGGAACAAATAACACACACCGTTCCTCCCTTTTAAACTAATCTTCAATTATCGCCCAATCTGGCAAATATTCTTCACTGTTGATCTCCTTCATTAGTATCTGATTTATTGTTAGGGATTACTTTTGTTTTACCACCAGTTTTATCAACAATAACCGGTTTGCCACCTACAGTGGTTTCGGTACATTGCCCTTCAGGGAACTTATTAATAAAGCGAACAACTTCTTTATCTTCTGTTGCATTACTTTCTTCTTTGGCTTCATAAGGGAATACATCAACAATCGGAGTTTCAGCTACCATACCGATCTGATAATCTGTCATGGTTCCTTTCATGCCTTCATCCAGTTTCTTCACTGCGTCACGCAAGTCGGCAGCTTGTACCAATACTTGTGTGGAAGTCTTCTTCTCTGCACCGCTTTTTTCGTCAAGGGTGATAAAGATCAGTTTGCACTTAAACCAGCGGTCGGCACTTTCCTCGTCGCTGGGGAAAAGTTCGCTATAGTTGGCACGTTTGATATCCGAAACGGTAAATTCCCCAGAGATAAACGGAGTCATCTCCTCGATGATTCGTGCCTCTGCTTCTGTAAAACTAAGTGCATCTACCAAATAAGGTTCCGTCACTTTCTTCTGCATTCCGTTTTCCATTACTTTTTCATAACGGATTTTACATTCAAACCATGTATGCATTGCCATAATTAATCCTCCTTTAAATTTTTGATACTATCTTCAAGCATTTCATTTAAGCATGTTCCACCATTGTAGAATTGCATAATGTAGCTGTACGTCCCGTCATTGTTAGGAGTAAGGATTGAAATGTCCTGTGTATCCTCTTCTTCCTTGTCCTCAATGACTTCCCAAAGAACATCGTTGACCTCAATCACAATAGCTGGATAGGGATCATTTAACAATGCTTCTTTATAAGTCTTATAATATGCCCCTAACTCTATTTTAAGAGTCTTGCATTTCTGTTCACACCACCCTTCGACAGTATAATTATTCAAATCGACTTTCTTAATTTTGCCAATATGTCTTTCCATTTCACTCATAATTAACTTTCTTTTTTTACAATTTTACTAATCAAATTCTTTTTCCCGTTTTTTACGTCTACGATAAAAATCTAATATTGCGTCATCTCTGTCATTGAACATCCTTTTCGAGATCTTAACAATGATCCAAATGGATATAGCGAGTACAGCAATAAATAATATTCCACCAACAACCATATAGATACGTACTAAGTCTGTTAGTCAAGATTGGTTTAAATAATCAATTAGATCTTTCATTTCTATTTTTCTTTTTTCATGATGATTAAGCTAAAGGATGAACTCTTTACCAAAGGATTTCTCCAGTATCGTTTTTAGTTCATCGGAACCATTTTTGTACAGCTCCATGTCTTTCTTTTCACTGATTTGTAATATCCTCATTTTTTATTTTCTTTTTAAGTTTTTTACTCGTTTTCCTACATTGGCGAGCCTTATCTTGCTCACATGGTTTCTTGCAATATTTATCAATTAATTCAGCACTCTTATCAAGGAGCCGAATAAGATTTTGTATATCTGTTTTGCATACTTCCATTGCTTTTAAGTATATGTTTGCGAATCCAGGAAAAGCCACCATACAGCCATTTATTCTGTTTACACAATAATAACCTATCACCTTTAGGATAGAATATAACCCACCCAAATCCTTTTTTTAGAAACAATGAATTCGAATCCAAAATCATTTCGTTGAATAACGTCATATCCTAAAGATTTGATAGCGGGAAGGATTGTGTTTACAAACTGACTATAACGCTCTTCTCTTCGCTGTTTTACAAATAGTCCGTATTCTTTTCCTGTTTCACTCATGGTAATTCTATTTTATCAAAATCAATACCTTTTTCATTCATAAAATCACCAAGAGCAATGATGTTCTCACGGGTAGTAGTAACTTTGAACGCTCTCGTCAATAATTCAGGTTGTTGTGTCCTGGATTGACTAAAAGGTACTTGTTCGTCAGCTTTTTGATTTGCTATCGCAAACGGATTGACCGGACGTGTTTTGGCTTGTTCTGCTTCAACAGCTTTACGAGCTTCTTCCGCTTGTTGCTTTTCTTGTTCCGCTCTAATCTTAGCTTCTTCTGCTGCCTTAGCCCGTTCGCGTTGTTCTTTCAGGCGGTTTGCGTATTGAATAGTAGAAGTGATATTAAGCGTGTCCATATAATAAGTGCGGAGAACATCATAGTCTTCGCCAAAACCTTTCAGCGTAGATAGCTCGTTTTCAACCTTAGCAAATATGGCATCAATATCCGAACAAACAGACTTCATGCTTGCAGTCTTGTTCAGCCATTCCGGTTTAAACACCTTGTTGAAGTCCACGAGATTGGTGTTCATGCCATCAAAATAGGTTTTAATGTTTGCTTTCTTCTTTTCCTTATATTGCTGCTCGTTCTGTTTGACTACAGTATCAATCTTAGCGGAGCATTCACCAATGAGCTTCACCGTTTCGTTTACTACCTCCTTGAATTCTCCAAAAGGTTTCATAAACTCCTTCTCTATTTCAAGGCGTTTGGAGTTGAGAGCTTTTGCAGCTTTGTTGAGAGAGGCTTTATCTCTCTTTGCCTGATCGATATTGTCATCCGTGTAGTTGGATATATCATACTTCGGCAAATTCGCCATTACAATATCTCTGATTTGCTTTGCGTTGGTAGTAAGACTACCTAGCGTCTTTTCACTTACGACCAGTTCTAGGTCGCTTTCTTGAATTGCTAATTGTGTATCCATTGCTCTATTTTTTATTTAGTTTATCAACAATACGTTCTATTACCTCTGCATTATCTACCGAAAGCCATTCTTTAGCGACATTCCAAGCTATACTTTTAGATGCTTTGAAATTGTCAATGCGTGTAGAATGATGCGACAAACGTCCTTCGGTAGGCTTCAATCCTTTGTCGTGAAGTTCGCATAAGCCATTGTGAAAGAACGAACAATAATCATCGCCCGATGCAATTTGGATCATAGGAATTGGAATATCAATAACTCCCATTATCATTCCGGCTCCCCAAAGAGTGGGGAGTAACCGGTCGGAATAACCTGAATCTATTAATTTGTCAATATCCTGCGGAGTTCCTAAACATGGAGTATGACATTGCATTTTACATAATGAACATTTACATTCACATGGTTTTCTACCTGTCTTTCGTATAATACGTTGGAGTTGAGTCTCTTTTATTAATAGGTCACCCATTATTCTATATCAGCTATTTGGTTAATAATATCGTCTGCCATACGAATGCGTTTCTCCATTTCAGCGAAGACTTTTTCATCAGGTAATATGTGTACAATATGAATAGGATCTATTTGAAAAGGATTATAAACGACAAAATCAGTTCTTTGTGCTCCAGTGCACATCATGTGAGCACAGCATTGGTAGAAGTATTTAGGATTCATTTCTAACAATGAGTCATTGTCATGAACATCAGATTTGTATCTCATAAATTTGCTCTGGTCAAGGCATTTGATTTCCAAACAGGTTCTTCGTCAAATTTGGTGGTACTTCTTCTATTGTGAATAAATAATCTTCGCTCTCAGTAGTTTAATTCC